AATTCGCACAGAGCCAGGGTTACGTCAGCGTGGGAGAGAGTCAGTTTCATTGTTTCGTTCCTCGGTAAAATTGGATGATTTGTTTGTAAATTTCGGTCTGGAGACCGGCATAGATGGCGCCCAATGCGTCAGCCATGTGTTCTGCATCGCACAATAGGATTTCTCCGTTGGATTTCCGTGGCCAGGGGGCCTCGGGGTGTTTCTTTATCGCCCACTCGATCATTTGCTTTTTGGTGGCCTTTCGGTCACCTACAGCCGCAAGTTTGACTTCGTTGGGCGTTACTTCGACGAATTGAGAATTGGCGCGGAGACTGCCCAAAACCCCAATGCAGATACCAGAACATAGCGAGGCGCGGGCGCTTTGACTCCCAACGGGAATTTCGGCGAAGGTAAGGCTCGCTGCTGTGAAGGGAGCTACGCCCTCATATAACTGGTTTGCCGTGCGCAGATCTTGTGAGTTCTGCCGTACCTGCTTTCCTTCGAGCGGTTCAGCCCGCACAACCCGGAGGGTTTTGATGGTCAGTTGCCCGGTGTCGGTGTCAATCGTTCCACCGGCTATGCCCCAGTTACGAGAACTTGGATCGTGTCCCGCTACACTGAGGCGAGCCATTACACGCCAGCGCGGCTAAGGCGGCGCTGGAGCACAGCAACGTAGTCTTTCATCAGACCGTGTTGCGTGCGAAGGTCGGCGATTTCATCGTCCGAAAGTTCCAGAGCTTCCAGAGCACCTGCATCGACTTGAACAAGAAACTCGCTCAGGCCCATCAGACGGGAAGCCACTTGGTACATTTCAGTCAGCACACGCTGCACATGATCAGGCAGCTCGCGCTGTTCCTGAGTCAGTGGGCGATTGCCGCGATGGATGTCTTCGGCCAACAGGAAACCGGCGAACGGCCACAGTTGGTTCCGGGCATCTTCGTAGGCGAATTTCTTCGCCAACTCTTCGCTGTAGTTCTCGGCCGAGACCGCGCCCAGGTTTTTGCCCAGGACGGTGAAACCGTTGTGCAGGGTGATTTGGCACAGCATGCCCAGGCCGCCGATCTTGAGCAGAGACTGCTCTTTGATCATGGCGTCCAGAGCGGCAGGGGTGACCCGTGGCGCCTTGGTAAGGCCGAGGGCCTGGATCTGTGCTTCGGTTGCAGCTTCGTCTTTGTTAGACATGTACAGCTCCTGAGAAGGGCCGGTTACCCGACCCATGGGGGTGTTCAGTCGAATAGGGAGTCGACAGCTTCCCCACCGGCAGTGGTAGGCGTGCCAGCAGGGCCACCGGTACCAGCAGGTGCGACCAGCTTGTCAGCTTTGACTTTGTTCACGACTTTGCCGGTGTTGGCTTCAACCCATTTCGGGTAGAAGTCGGCGGCGACAGGTTGGCCTTTCTGCTTGGCTTCACGCAGCTCGGCGATGGTCGCATTGTTGTCGGCGAAGAAGATCTTGCCAATCTGGTTTTCGAACTTGGTGTCCGGTACGCCAGGCTCGCCAGCTTTGTGAACTGGCAGGTATTCGTTGCCGACCTTGATGGTCTTGTTCACTTCGTGCTTTTCCAGGCCCAAGATGAACTTTTTGCCGATCAGCTCGACCGCCATTGGCACTTCGGTTGGAACGTCTTTCTTCTGCTCGTGGTCGCGCAGTTTCAGGATTTTCGTTTCGAAAGCCAGAGCGTTCAGCTCTTTCTTCGCGCAGAACATCGAGATCGCGTTGACGTTGTTGAAACCAGGCAGGTAGGACTTCTTACCGTCGCGCTCGTAGTACGGCTTGTTGCCTTTGGCATCGCCGGAGGTTACCCACTCGGTGAACTTGAACTTACGACCGTCGTCGCCTTGGACTTCGAAAGACATACTACCGGCGCCGCCTTTGGACTTGCCAGCGTATGCAGCCAGGATGGTTACAGGGTAAGCACCACCGTCCCAGACGAAACCACCACCGAGACGGTCACTATCCGTTTCGATCTGTTCGTTCGTGGTATTAACGGTGTTGGCAAAAGGGTTCAGACTCATGATGTTGCTCCAGTATGGAAGGGAAGTGTTTAAAAATCACAAATGCCACCGGAGGTGGCCACTGTTATTGATTATGTGGTTTTTGCTTGACGAAACAGAGCATTGACGTACCCCACAGATATTCCGTACTCGGACGCTAGTAAGTTGGTCGGATTGCCTGCCTTTTTGCGTTCGACAATATCAGACACCTGTTTTGCGTTCAATTTTAAACGCTGGGTGCGGCGTCCTGATTGACGTCCAACGATAGCTATCATGTTCTCCCTGTGGGGGATATAACAGCACGCTTCAGGGGAATACTTTTTGTTACCCGACACTTTTGTGTCTTTGTCCAAATCATACTCAGGGCGCCACCCATTAGTGATAGACCAGTCGTAGAACGCTTTGAAACTATCACGCCACTCTCGACATACCGTCACGCCTTTAGCACCGTACCATTGATACGGGACCGCAGACGGTACATAACAACGTGCAAGCATGTCTTGCCATTTACGGTAAAGCGGGTGGCGTGACAACCCGTGATTTTCACGGGGTTTACGCATAATACGTATCCATCCTATCAAGCACTTGTTGGATACAGTTGTCGATGAAGACTTCGTTGTCTGCCCACATCATCATTGGGCCACGGATGCGCGTATTGAGCGTGTCCTTCGTGACTTCCGTCTGATAGACGTGTTTGAACCCGACGTTACGTTCTTTGTCGGTAATTTTCAGCAAATCGCTGCCTTCAACCAAGTCGTCGATCTTCACCTTCTGGCACATGAGCACCAGGGAGAAGTAGGCTTCGATGCCTTGGTTCTTGAGCGAACCGGCGACGGGGATTGCCGTTTCCATGACCATGGCGGTTTCGTTGTACACGTCGAGCGTGTGCGCGAGGAAGATCACCTTCTTCGTGGACTTCGCAACGTCAACCTGCATGGTTGCCTTGAAGAACTCAGCAAAGTTGCCCCAGGCTGCGCGCCCGTCAGTTGCCGGCTTAACGAACTGGCTGATGTACATATCAAGCCAGAAAGTCAAGGTATCGACGACGATGACCTTGATGTGGTCCTGCTTCTCAGCCCAGGCGAAAGCATCGCGGACTTGAAGCGGGTTGGTCACCGTGCGTTGCACGAACTTGGCAGGGAACGGCAGGCGTTTACCGGCTTCGCAGTTCAGATAGAGAACTGACTCAGGATCACGCAGATTCCGCAGAGAAGCTGATTTGCCACTGCCGGATTTGCCACAAATAAGTGCCAAATGTTCATTCATGAAAAACTCCAGGTGTAAGATCACAAAAGCCCCGGGACGGGGCCAGTGTGAGAGTTAAGGACGTGCTGCCAGTTCTTTACCGACAGTGACCATGATAGAGCCGAGAATCTCGCCCTCGGTGAGTTTGTCTGCCAACTTATCGTTGAGAGACGACACGAGGTCTTTGATTTCAGCCCAGTTCTTGCCGGCTTCGATCAGCAGACGCGCATAACGGTGTAACATAACGTTGCGGTTGCCATCGCCGGTGTTGTTGATGATCCAGCGTTCCAGGTTATCCATTTGTTGCTGGGTGCCCAGGCGATCCTGACGTTCCTGGTTTTTGCTGGTTTTCGGGATGAACGGCAGTACGTCAAACAGTTCACCTTCGGTTTGCTCAAAGTCACCCGGGTTGGACATCCACTTCTTGCTGCGGTGCGTACACGATTCGTCCACTTGGAACGGCAGAGACTCCAGCACGTTCTTCATGAACTCCTTGTATTCCTTCGCATCCATTTTCAGGACGTAGTTCGTCGGAAGCAGGATACGGTAGCGGTTTTCCGCTTCCGTGTGACGTTTTGTCGTGTAGTAGATGGCTGCGTAATCTTTCAGCAGCATCTTCGCCGTGGCCAGATTCATGGTCCCATCAATGTCCAACACGATCATGTTGAACGCCGGGATGCACGTATCTTCCGTGCGATGGCCACCATGAACATGGTGGTTGAGCCAATGCAGATCGCCGCCTGTTACCAGACGTTCCAGCATCAGCCATGGCACAGTTTTGTTGAGGTAGCCCTGTGCTGGGTGTTCGCCGGGGTTGCCGCGAGCATACGACACAATCATCTTCGTCAGGTCGGTGACCTGTAAGCATTCGCCACGGATAAATTCGATCCCGTCGGTGAACGCCTTTTTGATGACGATGTTGTTCTTGTAGCCCCAGGCAATTGCCATCTTGACCATATCCGCCCGGATAGCCTGACTTCCCTTGTAATAAGGCAAATCCTGCATCAGGTCGGGCTCGGTGACTTCTGCCCCGCAGTTACCGAGGTATCGGGCCAATTTGACATACGGCCGCTCACGAGACAGCAGAAGCTCGAAAGCCTTACCGCTTTCTTCAGCCAGCTTCACGGCTTGGTAAAAATGCTCCGGCAACAGTTCCGGGGAACCGCTGATGAATGCATATGCACCGGCCGCTTTCAAAGCCTTGAAGTAGCGGTGAGAAATTTCCGCTTTGCGTTGTTCTTCGTGTTCCGGCAGTGCTTCGGCAATACGCTCACAGTCAATCTTGTACTGGATCACCAGCAAGCTGGTTTCCTTGGACATAGTCAAGACTGTGTTCATGTTGTGTGCGTCGGCCAGGTAACCCAGGCGTTCGCTGAAATCATCGACAAACACGGACGAAGTTTTATTCGTCATGCGGTCGTAGATCTCATTGGCAGACAACGACAGATCGCGTGTGCTTTCTTTACCGAAGCTGAAGAATGAACGACGTGCATAGCCGGTATCCAGCAACGACATCAGTTCTTCTTCGATCTTGCCACCGTCAAGCAACTTGGACGGTGTACCGAACATCATGAGGTTCGTTGGCGTGTTGCCATTAATTTCCTCGTGACGGACGTTCTCGGCGGTGACTTTGGTGATTTTCTGGCGAATGCCCCCAATGTCGTACAACTCCAAGAACGTGGTGAGCACTTCGCTTGCCGAAGTCAGGTTAGACCCGATTTCGTCGATGATCAGGTTCAAGGCGCCTGAGTCTGCAAGCAACAGTTTGTGCCGCATCTGCTTCACAGCTGCTGGGGTGCCTGAGTCGAAGCTATACACAAGGGGACCGAGGGAAGCGAATTCCTTCTTGGTCTTTTCCAGTTCAAAGTCGTAATCCGTCTGGTCACGGCTGGAACGCTTGAGCGCCAGCTTCTCCAGATTCGGTTCGGCGATGTACGGGAAGTTTTCCAGGAACTGCTCACGGAATCGGTTGGTGATTTCCTTTTCCAGAATGTTCGTGGAGAAACCCTTACCGGCGCCGGATGTTGCCAGGTTCAGGGCGTACATGTTGACCGGGATGTCACCGCGGTCGTGTGTGCGAATTAGCACTCGCATCTGCGAAGCAATCATGCACAGGTGGAACGTGGTCAGTACCCGGAAGAACAGATGGTTCGAACTCTGTGTCTTTTCACACAGAATTCGTACAACGTCTTCAACGTCAGGGTTATAGGGCATGTCTTCTACAGCAATCATCGTATTCTCCGGGTTCTGTTACAGGATGAGGTCGCCGGCTGCAATCAGCGCATCCTTTTGCTTGCAAGCAAGGAATGCATTGCAATATTTGCAGCCAGTTACACCGCCTCGCTTGGTAACGAGGACGCCGCCTTTGGTAGCAACGTGCAGGTCAGCTTCAGCTTTGTCGGTGAAGTTTTTGGAGGAACGAGCACCAGGCTCATGTGCTTTTTCTGGTTTGGCGAACCACCGGTACGTGTCTTCCTTGCGCCACAGCTCTTTGTCGGTGCATTGAGGCATTTGCTCCTCATCTGCATGTTCAAGGTCGATCAGCTGCTGAACCTTGCGTTCCACCCACTTATCCGTCTCTTCATAGCTCATAAGCTGGAGCTTGCGAGTATGCATGCGGGCCGGTGGGTAGTTGTCAGGATTCATGTTGCGGTCCCGGCCATTCCAGTCGGTGAACTGGAACGTCAGGTTCATCCAGTCCTTGGTGACCAAGGTCGGATTCAACCACCGATACATGCTGCCCTGCAAGATGTAGTGCTCGAAGTCAGCGTTCAGGAACTTCCACACGGATGTGTTCTTCAAGTCCTCGACGGCACCGTCGCCGATGAAGTCGAACTTGCCGGTCACACGGACGCCTAGGACTGTCTTGGCGCTGCGGATCTCCGTATAGACGGCGATGATTCCGCCTGCGGCTACTTCCTCGGCAGAGGGGTTCACACGCACCTTGCTGGCCACACCCTTCGGGTAACCCAGGCGAATAAGTGTGTTTACCAGCTTGGGGGATTTCCAGGCCGCTTCGAAAGCGTCGTGGATCGCGGTGCCATTACTGGATGCAGCTAGATCAGCCACATCGGTGGACGCCATGCCCTCGGGCACTCGACGGGCCAGGATGATTTGCTTTACTGGTTTCAGCAGTGCTGTTACCGACAAGCCGGCCTCTTCCCGGTCATACGTCTCGTGTGCCAGGTAAACCTGGGCGAACAGCGACAAACCAGTGTTATTGGTGTACTTCATGCGTTGTGCTCCGGTTGTTCAGCCAGCCACGCCCCAAGGGTGCGATGGGCTTCTTTGAGATCTTGGTAGACAGTTTTACCTCCCGTGCGGCACCCGGGCACCAGCAATTTCTTGCGTGTGTGGTACAGGCGGGACGAAGGCAGTGGGAACAGGTCATCGATACGGTAGGTATCGATAGCTGCCCAGTGAGCTGGAAGGACTTTCCAGTACGCCGGATAGTCCTTGGCGAGCTGAGCAGCTTCTTTGTCGTTTAACCCTTTGGTAACCAGCGGAACGACGAGGGTCGAGTTTTCCCCCTTGTTGATCGTTACATGGTATATGCCGGATTCGAAAATCTGGGCGTGCAGGGACTCACTCATGAGGTTTCCTTCTTCAGTTGGTGGCGTTGGCGCAGTTCGGCCAACGATGGTTCATGACGCACCAAAGAGCGGAGCTCCAGGTGCTTTGTCATACGGAGGATGACCAGCTTTGCCGCTGCCATGTACCGGCGTACTTGCCGGTCCGATAGGCGCAGTACGCTGGCCAGATGCTCGCTTGAGATGTTCTCCATATAGGAGAGCACGGCGAACAGGCGCGTCGGTG